CTCAGAAAATCAGTGTTATCAAGGGGCTGGGGACTAGTGGTACTATTTTAGCATATTTCAAAAACTGTTTCCATCATTGCGCTATACGTTTTCAAACGTTGCAAAATCGCGTATTTTAGAAAAAAATCGTTTCCGTCATTTTTCAATCGTTGAAAAAAGTCGTATTCAAAATCGTATTCATTGCCCGCATAATTGAGAGAACGAGCCCGAGGGCTTTTTTTATTGCCGTTATAATAGACAATCTTTGGAATTGCCGTTATAAACACAAAAAAAGCCCTCCCGTTTGGGAGGGTGTGTGTCTTATGTATTATAGAGTTTCTGGCCACGGATCATCTGTTGTGTACGACATATTAGTAAATCGTAGATCTCCGATGTCTCGGTCAGTTGGGACTGGATCATCGAATTGTAAGCGTAGCTGGTTACCGTCACCCGGCCCGCCTAAATAAAAAGTACCAAGGCGTTTACCCTTGTCATTTGTCATAATACCAAGTTTTGAGCTGGTCGCACGAAAACCGACGGGTATACCGCCGACGTTTAAGATCACCACGTTTCGCTCACGGTCTGACCCTTGAGGAACGTAATTGGACGCACCTCGTCTCACGATACCAAACCAGCCCCAAGAGAGACCACCAAAACCAACTTCTACCGTTGAGTTTATGCGTCTAAATTCCACGTATGCATTGTTTTGGCTCGATGAAATTCTTGGCTTGTGTTTGACATCGCCAAACAATACAGACCAAGCGTTCTGTCCAGTTCCAGCGGTCTTTTTGATCCACTTCACCGCCCCGTTTTTTGCTGTCGTATCAGTATATATTGTACCGATATCAGCATTCAGAGCGTATGGAAAGCCTTGGCCTTTTAATTCTGAGTTGCTGCTACTTCCAGATCCTACCGAACGCTTTAATTCCTCAAGATCGTTTTTGCTGGCCAGTTGGCTTGTGTCGATCGTTGGGATTTTAGAGCGAGTGACGAACTGATCACCCCCATTTTGAAGTTTTGTGTCAATAAGAGCATCAAGGCCTAGTTCAAGGTGCTTGTCTTTGATGTTATTGGCCATCTGGGATTGCAAAGTTGCATAGGTGGGAAATAGTTCATATGCTTTAGAAGTTGATAAAAAAGAAGTTTGTTGACCTTGAAGCGCTCCAATATCACGACCAATGGATTCTATAGCTTTTTTTAATTTATCCATTCAGTACCTCCTCAGAGGGTATTTTTAGCCGTTGTATAGATTTGTACGAAGTCGGTGTTTTCAAGATCGGTGAATTTTTGACCAAGCTCTGTCATTTTAGACACAATAGCTTGGTCTGCTGACCCTGCACCGTTAGCAATACGGTCTGCGATTTCTTTGAGTGTATCCAACTCCTCTGGTACACCCTCGCCAAGAATAGAAGTTTTTACTCCTTGAATAGCCGTGTCTAACTGCTGCTGAGTGATCCCAGCTTGTCCAAGCTCGGACTTGTCAGCTTTATTTGCAAGCGTGGTTTTGATTTCCTTGACATCAGCCCCGACTGCTTGTGCGAATTGAGTTAATTTTTCTGTGTTTAAAGTCATTGTATATCCTTTCAAATTTTAGCTAGATTGTATAGTACTGTGAGGTTCGGAAGTTCTTCTGTCTGCGGCCCGTTTGGGTGCGCCGAAATATACTTGTCGATCTCTTCTTTTACATTGTTTTTCACAAGGTCCAAGACTTGCTCGCTTGTGTATTCTTCCGCGGACTGGATCACGTCAACGCGGACGCTTTGGTCACTTGGGAATACATACCCACCAGTCACCACCTCGACGAGATAGCTCTCGACTGGTAGCACCTTGGGAATTTTAAACGTCACTTTTGAGCCTTGGACAGTAGCGCTAAACGTCGCTTTGCCTTTCTTGCTGACAAAATGGATTGTAGCTGCCTGCCCGTCAAGATCAATCGGTACCCAGTTTTCGTCGTACATTGCAAAACCAAAAAGGGAAGCCGAGTCGCCTTGTTTGACGACCCGGCCACCCTCAAACTGCTTTAAGTTAGTACAGTTCGAGCGATTCATTCAATCACCCCTCTTTACTCGTAATAGTTGACTAAATCGTCTTTGTCCCAGCATGACAGCCAAACTGGGCCGAATTGCCCAAACTCAAACAAGCGCCAGTAGTAACCGCCATAGTAACCGCCTTTGCCTGTATCTGTGATATGGACTTCGTCGAGTTCAAAACTAAAGTACATTCCAGCCTTGAAGTCTTTATCTGCACCGTCTGGCAAGTTATTACCGTCCTTATCGACCCAATTCACCAAAGACACGGGGATCCCGTTCTCGGTCCAATCAAACCCGACTGGCGCGAGATAGTCGCACTTGATTTGATAGATACCGTTAACGTATTTGACCTCGTTTGCTTGGTAGTATGCTTTCTCTTGCGGTTGTACGGCTGTGTTCGCTTGGTTGTTTGTCTGTGGTGCCGTGTCAGCATATCGCCAAACTTCAATATAATTAGGCTTATTCCAGCCGTAATAATCATTCCAAGGGTAAGTATTGATAGCTTGACCAGTTGCGCCTTGAGTCGAATAGTCGCAAGAAATAAAGTATGTATCGTCAATCATGACTCCGACGTGGCCACCAGCACCACCCGATGTTGACATATCCGCACCCCAGCTCATAAGAATAATATCGGCCGGTTGAGCGTCCCAGCTTTGGTTAATACTTACGCGATAAAAGCCGTTATTTGCAAGTTGCTGTCCAAGGGTTACCGTTGACGGTAATCCGATGATATTGATACCAGCTTCTTTCAATACTTGCGACATGATACCGGAACAATCCCCGGTACCGTCTGAACCGTTACGGCTTCCAAGCATGGAATAAGTAATCAGCCCACGACGACTAATAAAACCTTTAACGATAGATTGTTGTACACTCATGTTTGACCTCTCTATTTCTTCCATTCATCATTAGCGCGTTTAACGGCTGCTTCAATAAAGGTATTGAGTTCTTGGTTCGTCAAGTGGATATTTTGAGATTCAAGGCCCTCGATCAAGCTAGTTTTAGCGTGTTCGAGTTTGTCTTTGCCGTGGATATCCAACTTGCCAGCGACTTGCTCTGTAGCGTTGACTGCGTTTTTTGCCAAGATCTCCACGATCTCGATCGCTTTTTTGCCACCACGCATTAACAAGTATTTCTTGATCGCTTGAACCACAATCCCTGTTAAAACTACTAAAATGCTCATAGCTGATGAAGTAATAATGCTTGTAATTTGATCCATGTTATTTTTCCTCTTTAATTTCTAGTTCTAAAAAGCGCTCAAAAAGCACTTTAATAGCTCCGTTACCGCCTAATTCAACGTAACTCTCGTATAATTTCGACAGCTCTTCCAATTCGTGCTGGTTTGTATGTCCGCGCTTGAGCGCGTTCTTCAGATTCTCCTGCAATCGAAAACGTTGAAGCCGTTGTAAGCCTTTCCCGATAATCGTCAAATTCCGATTGTTGTCTTTTCCAATTTCTTCCACGTTTGAGACTGACTTCTCGAGGGTATCGATTTTATTCGATAGGCCCTCGATACGTTTGTCAGCTTCTTTAGTGGTTTTCGTACTCTTAAATGAAAAGTAACTTGGGATAATCACGACTAAAACGGGTGTCAATTTGTCTACTAGTGCCAATAGGTCCAATTTTACCACCCCCTATTAAGCTACTAGCTTACTGGACAGGCTGAGTTTCAAGCTCTCCCGCTGGTTTTGGCTCTTCTGGTTTTGGTTCGGTCCATTTCCAAACTGCAAGTTTGCCGTTTTGCTCAAGGCTTGTGAGCTGTTCAAGCGTTTCGCCTTGGTAAGTAAATGGTTGGTTCACTTGGACCATCACGCGCTTACCTTCTTGGAATTTTTCGATATGGTTCGGATCCTCAATCGCAAAGATCGCTTGTGCTGGATATGTTGTGCCAGTTTTACCAAGATCAACCAATTCAAGGCCACGTTTGAAAACTGTTGGGTCAAGTGGATTATCTGTGTCAGTCACTCGAGCAAGTACGCTCCATTCTGCGACGTCTTTCACTTTTTGAATTTCTTCGTCTTTCTTCGCAAGTTTAGCTTCGTATTCCTGGGCTTGGACGTGCAAGTCCTCTTGCAATTTCTTAACCCCTTCTGCTGGGTTTAATTCAGTCACGACTTGACCGAGTACGGCTTGGATCAGCACTTCATCTGATTCGTTTGTACGATCCCCAATCAAAACGCGTTCAAAAGCTGTGTAAGGGTTAGCTGATCGAATTGAAACAAAGGTACGTCCTTCTTCTTGCAAGTATTTGTTAATAATTTTGAAATCCATATTTTATTATTCCTTTTCTAGTTTTTGTGCTACTTCGTCAAAAAGATCTTTAAGATCTTTATCACTGTCCAAAACGTCGTTAAACTTGCTCAATAGCTCGTTTACGCGCTTGTTTTCCTCGTTCGCTTCCTCGTATAATACCTTGTAATTAGTGGCTTCTACGATTGAGTTTGCGAGCTTCTGCGCGATCTCGCTTACGATTTTATCTACTGTGTTCATTTATGCTCCTTTTATTAAAAACCAATGTTATACAAGCTCGGATAACCTTTAGTGTGACTGTTGAGCCAATTTGTGATTTGCTTAAAATTATAGTCAATTTGACTAAACTCATCCACTAGCGATCTATCGCGTATTGATATATCATAAACCCCGGATATTTTATTATCGACCGTGTTAATAGCAACTGACTGCTTATCGTTCGCATTATACATAAATTCGACAAAGTCCCCATAGATATTGACCGCTGTCGTGTTATCGTTAGCGTTCCAAATCTGGATGCCGGCCGAACCGTCGTCCATTGCTACTCGCTTCCAAGAGTTTGACATTAAAGCAGTATAAGACGCGCCTTTGCCATTGATCTCTCCTTCACCAAAGACTAGGTATTGCAAAGGCTTATTTTTAAATTGATTCCGGATACCGACATTCGGGTTATTTATATCTAACCAACCCGTCTGTAAGTTAAAGTCAGTCACACCATTCAGCGATGATAGCTTACCACCTTTGATAATATTCGCTGTCAGCCCGTCCGATACGATATTCTTTGCAGATACGTTGATAAGCCTTGCTTGACTCGCGTCGATCTCGGAGATATGAGCTGTCCCGATCTGAGCATTGCCGATCATTGACTTTTTAATGACTCCGTCTTTGATGATGGTCTTCTCACCCACCGAGAGCAAGCCCTCATTGATTCGGATTGACCCGTCCGGGTTTAGATTTAACTGTCCCAGCACGTCACCGGCGCTGTTGAGGTTCTTAACTGACCACGACCCCGCAAGCTGTGTGACTTGTGTCCGTGTAGCTTCTGCCGTCTCTTTGGCCTGTCTGGCCTGCTCTGCGACTTGGATTGCTTTGGCTTGTGCGTCCTCGGCTTTTTCTCTCGCGTAGCTTGATCTAGCTGAAGCCTGATCTGCTCTGTCTTGAGCACCAATAGCAAGTTGCCTTGCTTCACCTACCTTGTCAGATACTTCGCCGATTTTTGTCGTTAACTGTGAGCTGAGGGCCTTTGTTTCAGCGAACGCGTCGTCAAATTGGCTTGGTTTATAAGGCCCTGTGTTTGATCCACGAACAAGGATTGGCTCTTTAAATTCGATCCAGCCATTCTTGGCCAAATAGATATAAAATGGATAGTTTTTATCTTCACCGAAAGCGAAATCTTCCTGCATAGTGAAAGTCTTTTGAAATTCCTGCCATTCATCTAAAGGTGGCCGATTCTCTCCGATATTAGCCCATGTAAGGGTCTTGTTTAATCCATGATTTTTGATATTAAAGGCAAAAGAAACGTCTGGATATTCTCTAATACGATATTTAAAGCCTAACGTGTAAGTCTCACCATGATAAACTTTTTTAACATAGATAGGTAATGTGAACCCTGTCCAGTTATAGCCAGTAAGGCCCTGCGCCTTTATCGTGAAAATGCCATCTGTGACAGACACGCTCGCTTTAGGATTGTTGTTACCGACAAGCGTATTAGTGGACATAGTCATTGAATTGACGATCAAGTTGTTATCATCTGTGACATATTTCCCGACTTCCGTTTGAAAGATATCACTAGACATAACCAAGCGTGAAAGCCTATCTGGTGCGTCCGTTTCAGATGTGCCAAGAATACGCTCGTAGAGCTTGTTCGATTCAGTCAGCTTGTTAAATTCGAGGGTTTGCGTTGCGATCCGTTTGGATAGATTTAGAAGATCGCGACCTTGATCGTTTTGGACCCGATCAATGCTTTCAAGTTCTCCTTTATCCACGAATTGCGTTAACAATTTTGACCTAATCTTACCATAGACTATGTCACCGTCAACGTTTCTGACCTCTTCTGTAACTTTGTTTTGCAAGTCCGGGCTGTTCAAGATCTGCTGTTTGATCTGGTCCGATAGCTTGCTAGTGTCCGGTAGCGTGCCAGCTTTTTTGAGGGCTTCTTCTGCCTTCGCGTTCGCTTGTGCGATTGCTTGGGTTGTTGAGGCTTGGGCGTCGTTGACGATTTTTTCAATCTTTGACGTGTCAACTTTGAGGATCTTTGGAAGCCATTCCGTACCTGACCAATAATAGAGCTCTGTTTCCTCTCCTACGGTCAAGTATAAGAGATCGCCCTCGTGGAGCGTCCCTCTTGGCTCGTCCTTGGGCTTCGTGGCCCCGTAATAGTTGGTATTCTTACCGTTTGCGGAGACTAGCGCCCGTGTAGCTACCTCAAGAGCTCCTTCAGCGTACTCTTTAGACTCGGACACGTTTCGCATGATCGAACCTTCCGACGTGATCGCTTTCTGGACTGTCCCAATATCATTACACGTTACCTTATGAGATAATAGCCGGCCCGTCACGTCGTAAGAGCTCTCGTAAGATACAATACGAATCTTTTCACGGAACCCGATCGTCTCATTAATCGCCATGATATAATCACCAGCGCGAGGCCGTGTGTACTTATAACCGGCTTGCGTGAGATCTTCCATATCAAGCTGGACCGAGATCGAGTACGATTCGTCGACTTCTTTCTTTAGTCGTTCTAAGAGCTTCCCAGTCTCTTTATAGCGTTCATCGGTTACAGGCTCGCCTTCGATACGGCCATAGACTCGAGCAAGTGGGCTTTCATATTCGGACGTATATCGACCTGCGTCGTGGTTGTTTTCATCTTTCCACGCGCCTAAACCCTTTTTATAAGTTATAAAGTTCCCGATATTCTTTTCGATCGTCAGCTCGTTCATGTTGAAGTTTTTTCGGACAACTGTCGAAAGGTCAGTCCCGACTTTTTTCAAAATTCGAACGACCTTACCAGTTACCGAAAACTCAAGTCCCGCTGCTTTAATGATCTCTTTGAACATTTTGAGCCGGCTCGCGTTCCCGAAATTCTCTTTCCGGATTGATCCAGCTTGCGCCTCGATAACGTACCGATAGCCACTATCTTTGAAGATCGCTTCGATATAGACTTCAAAGCGATTTGAGCCGTTAAACTCTTTATAACAATTTGAGTGCTCGAAATCGTAGAAAAACTGGTGGACCGCGTCAAACGATAGAGAAATATTTTGCCCTTCGTCTTTCGGCTTCGCGTAAATGATCTTATAAAGCTCGCCACCGAAGGTAAAGCTCCACCCACGATCTAATTTCGATAAAACTTGCTTATTAGAAACAATTGTCCCCGAAATTGATCGCTCGCCATTTACAGCGTTTTTAGTTTTCAACTCAACTTGGGCTCCGTATCCTTTGCCCGTTTCGTCGTAAAAAGTAATCAAAAGTCCACCTCCTCTCTAACGATATAGCTCTTTAAAACCGAGGATCTTGACGGTCCCCTTAAAATTAGTAAACCAATTGACCGATCGGTTAGGCTTTGGCCGAATAACGAAATATTCGTAATTCGTCCGGTTGTTGACGTTTAAGTCTTGCGTTGCTGGCCCTTGATAGATTGCCGTCTCAACTCCCTTTAAAAGGAGCTTTTGGCCCGATCTTAAAGGCGTTTCCGTGTGCCGGTAAGTGAACCGACGGCCGTCGATCTCAAGAAAGAAATCAGTATTATCAGCGTTTGCGGTCAGCTCAACGACAAACGGTACTTCTAGCTGACTAAGTGGGGCCGTTCCGTTGTATGGGAAGCTGTTCGCCGTAAGCGCGAGATCCCTTGGGACCGTCTCGCCATACGGAAGCTCCGCTGTCACGAATGAAAACGAAACATTGTACTTGATACCAGCTTCTGAATTGCCGATAAAATCAAACTCGATTTGACCATCGCCCACAACCTTATAACGATATTTCCAGTTATTGTGTGGTAACTGGGCAAGGTTTAGATCGCCCGTCGTTTGTCCCGGAGTTTGAAAATCGTAAATATTAGTGACGTTTTGGTACAACTTCGTGATATAGAAGCTATCGTCACCCAAGACCCAGCGAGTCAATTCGTCTTTTTTGTTTAAAAAGTCCTCCATTGATCCCGCTGAAAGTCTAGCTGTGACTGAGATTTTCTTCTCGGTATAAGTTAAGCCGTCGAAAATATAACCATTGCGCCCTTTAATAGTTCGCCTTGATAATTCCACGGCCGGAGACGAATCTTCGATCGTGATATTGTAAAGACCAAGGCCAGAAAGTTTCTGACTTTGGCCGTCTTTTTCAATTAATAAGTCCATCGTTCCCCCTTACGCGAAATAAGCGTCCAGCGCTTTCTCTCTCGCGTCTTTTTCTTTGATCGTAGTATAGATCTTATCTCCCACAATCTCGTTATGTACTTCGAATTTTTGGTTCGAAAGTTGCGAATTTTTGACCTCATCGCTCAAGTCTTCAAGAGACGAACGAATGCCCGAGCTTGTCACGCTCGCGCTTGTGGTCAATACACTATTAGTCTGATAATCTTGATCCGTGATCGCTTGGGCGTACTGACGCGCCATATCATTGATATCTGATACCCAGTCACGCATACCGAGATACATACCTTCACCCGTGAAGCTACCGATTTTTTTCGTAACCCGGGACGGCGAGTGAATATCAAGCGCCGAACGCATGATTGCAGCAATATTTGAAGCGATACTATCGGCGAGCGCATATAACGAACCAGCCATCGAAGCAAGTCCATTATACAGCCCTATTCCAGCATTAAATCCGACCATTTGAAGCAACGCCGGAAGCAAGCCAAACGAAGCTGAAATCTGATTGCAAGTTGAACTAGCAAGTGAAACGGCTTGCGTCATGCTTGATTGCATAGTACTAGTGAACGCTTGCATACCGCTTTTAGCGCTGTTAGTTATCCTTTGGAAAGTTGTTCTAAATGACGCCTCTAAACGTTGACCAGCCGAGGTGCTCAAACTCGAAATCATACTTAAACCAGTTTTTATGACTTGAGTCGTAGCACTCATTGCGCTTGTAACAGTTTTTTGCATATTTTGGAAATTGGTCGTGATAGCTTGTGACATTTTAGAGCTCGATTGCTCCGCTTGTTGGGCCATCTTACCAAAATCTGTCTGAGCACTAGCAGCCATCGCATTTGTAGCGCTCGTCGCTCCCGTTTGCATTTGTTGGAAGTTTGCGACAACGTTTGAACTTGCTTGTTGCGCGTTCGTGGTTGCAGCCGTATTGACTCCCGTCGTGCTCGCGTTCGCGTTATTCATCAACTGGTTCAACTCGTTACTTGCGTTCGCGTTCAACTGGCCGATATTAGTCGTTACACCAGTGTTCATTTGGCCTGTTTGTGCGAGTGCGTTCATGTTCATCTGGTTAAATGACGCGTCCGCGTTTGCAGCCAACTGTTGCATATTCATAGTCCCGTTAGTATTCAACGTATTGAAGTTAGTTGAAGCGGTCTGTTGCAACTGAGTTGTGCTGTCCATCGCATTTGTGGACATTTGAGACATATTAGCCGTAACGCCAAGACTCATGTTAGACGTTGACGCGATCGTGTTCGCGCTCATCTGATTATAAGACGTGGACACGTTTGTACTTGCGGTTGAAGCGTCGGTACTTAACTGTGTCGTCGTTTCCGAGCTCTTCGTCTTGATATGTTCGGCGGTATTATTGATCGATTCTTCGGTTTTCTTACCGCCTTCATCTGACTTACCAGTGATCCAGTCCCAGATCCCACCAAAGAAGTTTCCGATAGCGTCCGCGACGGCTTTCAAGGCTTCCGGAACGAAATTAAGTAAGGCTTCACCGAAGCCCTTAATGATCTCCCAAGCAGCCGAAACGATATTCGGCAAGCCCTTAATGATCGCTAGTGCGAGTTGTACAATTAATTGAGCCCCAGCCATAAGAAGTTGTGGCAAGGCTTGAGCGAACCCACGAATCATCTGACCGATGATCTGTACTGCGCTCTGGGCAATTTGTGGTAACGAACTAATGATCCCTTGAACGAGGGTCACGATTAATTGAATACCGCCCTGTAAGATTGTTGGTAAGTTCGACAAGATCGTTTGCATGAACCCAACAATGACTTGCGTCGCGATCTCGATAATTGTCGGTAAGGCTTGGACAATACCATTTACGATATTCATCAAGATTTGAATACCTTGTTCAAGGATCTGTGGGAATTGCGCTTGTATATTAGTAATAAAGTTAGTTACAATCTGTTGCGCTGTTGTAAGGATCTGTGGCAAGTTTTGCAAGATCCCTTGCGTAATACTAAGAAGTAACTGCATACCAATAGAGAGCAATTGTGGCAATGCTGAAAGTAAGCTATTGACTAAAGTCCCGATAATAGTTACCGCGGACGAGATCAATGATCCTGCATTTTGTCCCACACCTTGAACGAGGCTACCGATCAACTGAACCCCAGCGTCAACGATTACTGGGAACATTGTCGCGAAACCTTGTGCGAGTTTGGCCACTAGATCAGCACCGGAAGCGATAAGGCTCGGTAATTGACTAGTGATCCCGTTTACAAGGTTTTGAATAATCATCGGCCCTTTAGTCGTTACCAAGGTAATCAACTGATCGATCTGTTTTCCGAATTGTTGGTTAATCAGACCAAGACCAGCAAGAACAAGCCCTAAAATAGCAGCCGGACCGATTGACGCGAGGGCGATTCCCATCACGGACGCGATCCCGCTTGTCATCATACTAAGGACTGATAAGCCTTGCGAAGCGGCTCCACCAAGAGCGCCCGGAATACCCGCTACTTTACCAGCAAAGCTAGAAATGAAGCCTCCGGCCGTGCTAAACGCACTTGAGGCGACTGATCCAAGGGCCAGCGTCTTACTTGCGACCGTGCCCATGATACCAGTAAGCGAAGTTAGTCCACGCACTGCCGGACCAAACGCAAACGCACCCACGAGGGCCGTCACGGCTGGTTTTACCGCTTGCATGGTGCCTTTAAATTTATTCGCTTGCTCGTCTGACATTTTAGTTCCGTTTAAAAACTGATCTAATGCCGGGTTTAACGAGTTCAAAGCGTCGAGAAATTTTTGTAGCCCTTGCGAGTTGGATATTTTATCAACTAGCTTGTCAATCCATTTGACGAGTGTCGTAAGGACTGGAAGGACTGCCGTTCCGACTTGGATCTGAAGTGTTTCCCAAGATCCACTCAAAGCCTCGACGGCCCCTTTTAAGTTGTTGAGCTTTTCAGCCGCAACTTGCGCCGCTGTTACCTTGTCGATAGCAGCTTGCATATTGTTAGCGCCATCTGCTCCCTCGTTCATCGCGATTGTTGCAGCACGCACCGCGTCGGTACCGAACATGGTTTTCAAGGCCATTTGTTTTTCCGCGTCGGTAAGTCCGCCTAAGTGATCTTTCAAAACTTGAGAGATCTCAGCAAACGACTTAATCTTACCTTCGGCCGTGAAGAACTGGTTCGAGCCGTCCTCGGTTATAATGCCTAAATCTTTCATCAGATTTGTTTGCTTCTTCGTCTGCGGTTGCAGATTCATCAGCATAGTTTTAAGAGACGTTCCGGCGTCGGAGCCTTTAAGTCCGTTTTGAGCGAATACTGCGAGGGCGTTTGTGGTATCGCGGAACGATAGACCAAGCCCAGACGCAACTGGTGCGACCATTGAAAGACCATATTTTAGCTCGTGGACGTCTGTCGCTGACGCGTTAGCAGCTCCCGCAAGTTGGTTTGCCGCTTGTGTGGCTGTCATACCGTCACGTTTAAACGCGTTTAACGCTGTCGACGTAATTTCGGCGGCTTCTTTCAAGTCAAGCTCGCCCGCTGTGGCCAAGTTAAGGGACGCGGTAAGTCCACCGTTGAGGATATCTTTTGTTGATACCCCAGCTTTGGCAAGTTCGCCGATCGCGTCCGCTGCTTCTGCGGCGCTAAAGGCTGTATCTGCCCCGGCTTTGATTGCAGCAGCGTTGAATTTCTTCATCGTCGCTTCACTCTCACCAGTAACGGCCTTGATATTGCTCATTTTGGCTTCAAACTCAGCAGCTTTCGAAACCGTGCTCTTAATTGCTTGTTTACCAAGATCAAAGAGTTTGTAAGCAGCAGCCACACCTAAAACTTGCTTCACTAGGTTAGTTGACGCGCTCGCCGCTTGATTTGTATGGTTTACAATCCCAGTCAAGGCTCCTACTGCCTTTTGCCCCGTCGTATGGAACGCGTTCCCGAGCTTCCCGCTTACGTTGCTCGCGAGATTATTGACGGAAGAAAGAATCTTACCACCGAAAGAGTTTTGAACTCGATCCGCGAAGCTGTTCGCCTTGCTCGTTAGGTTGGTAAACATACTGGACCATGAAGAGTTGATCGGGTTCAATACCTTTTGACCAAGCGCGCTCGTAATGTTTCCAGCCGTTGACTGAATACGAGCTTCGAGCCGGGCCATAGCGTCCCCGATCGCACCGAAGGCCGTTTTATACGATCCGGACATATTGTTTGCCGAATTAGTAAAGACTGAGCCGATAGCGTGGACTTTGGAGCTGATCCGGCTTGCCATAGAGTCGACGCTGTTTGCCATCTCAGCAAACGCGCTCTTTGGCGATTTGATCGCGTTTGAAATATTAAAGTCAAACGCTTTTTTGATTTTGGAATTAATGCTGGCCCCGATAGTTGAGACGTCATTTTTCATCGTTCCTAAGACTGACTTGATATCAGCCGAAACGCGAGTAAATGCTTTTCGTATGGGGTCAGGTAATTTTGCGCCGATGTTAGAAGAGATACGCTGTAGCTCTCCGAGGGCGATTTTGAATCCGCCAGTCAATCCTTGGCCGATCTTGGATCCGATATTTTGGTTACTGTTTGCGAGCCGGTTCATTAATTCCCCGACTTCACGAATCATCTGATTCGCGCTTTTGGACGCTTCCTGTGCCGCGTTTTGAAATGCTTTACGCGTCGAACTCACGACGTCGCTCATCGCTTTTTCATAACCCGTTAAGTCCGCGCCGATAATCGCTTCAATAGATCCGTCAAAAGCCATCGCCCCACCTCCTATCTATCTATTTCTGAAATGTTCATTAAGACGCTCGATCTTCTCGAGCATACCTTGAGAGTCCCCGCGCTCTTCGCGTTGTCTGAATAAACGCCGGACCTTTTCGCGATCTTTTTTCTTGCTCAACTTGCCAAAGTCCGCTTTTTTAGCGTTCAAAGTGTATCGCAAGTTAAAAGCAAGCTCGACGAGGTTTTCCCTCTCCTCGATCGCTCGATAATAAAGGCCCTCGCGAATTGCGTCGAGCTCGTTCTTTGTACATGAAAAAATAATATTCGGGTCAGTCAGACCCAAGCGAGCACACTCTATTAAGAGATTGCGTTTCTCAAGCGCCCAATTTGCGCCTCCGTTTGTTCGATCTGAAGTTCCGCTTGTGCCTTGTCCTCCGCTGTTTCTGCTTTGGCTTTGAGGTACTTCAATCCCAGCTCGAGATTTTCTAAGTATTTCGAAACTTTCTCTTTGAAAAAACCAGATTCCACCATCTCTTCTTCTAGTGCTTCAAAAAGTGGCTCTGTACTTTCTGCTCCGAGCTCTTCCATCTTGTCCGCGATTGCTTTGATCGCTTCTTCATCGCTTACGGCTTTTGCTTTCTTCGAAGCGCATAGCTTGATAAGATCCACAAGGGCCGAATCGTTACGATCAACGACACGAAGGAATAGAGCACCGACGCCATCTTCATTTCGTGAACCGTCTGGGCCTTGAGATCCCAAGTCACGATTGACCTTGTACATGGTCATATAATCAAATTTAATTTCAATTGCGCGGCTTCCGACTGTAAATTCCATTGAATAACTCCTTTTTTGTCAAAAAAATAAAAGCAAAAGGGCTTCCGAGGCCCCTTTGCTTGAAAAATTAGCGTGTGATATTGTTGTAATCGCCTGTTGTTTCGCCCGGGTTTTGATACTCGTAAACGTCGTTTAACATTGCGATTTCGTCCGCTGAAAGTGGGAACTTACCATCGCGCAAGCGTCCAACGATACCCACGGTATAGTTCAATTCGACGAATCCATCGATCGCGTCAGTAAATTCAACGTCGTCGGTAATTTTACCGTAACCAAATTGTGCTGGATAAGTGTCTTTACCAGTAGAAGAATCTTTGACGCTATCATCAACGATAACACGCCAGATCTTCAAAGATTCACCGGTTTTTTGTGCGTCAAGCACGGTTTGAACTGAAGGATCTTTAGGCGCGAAATATTGAGTTAACTCGATAGAGTGCTCATCTGTTGCTTTTTCAAGCAAGCGCCCTTGTTGAGTTTGCTCGTCAATGTATTCGCCACCCATTGTTGTTGTGCCGTCTGTACGGTAAGCTGGAAGCATTGCTCCGTTACCTTTTTCAGCGTGGATTGATTGAATAAAGTAAAATACTTTTTTACCTACGATCGGCTTTGCAATCGTAATTTTAATTTTTGCTTTGTCTTCTGCTTCACTCATTTATTAAGTGCTCCTTTTAAAAGATTGTATCTGTTAGTGAAATGACAATATGATAGACTTCCCGGCCTATCGTATCGTCTAAGAGTACGCTCGCGTTTACATTGCGATTGTGGCCGATCCTGCGAAGGGCCTCTGATTTGACCTTCTCGACCCCGGCCCTGCTTTCCGTGCCCGGTAAGAAGATATCAATTTGAACGCTCATATCCTCAATAATAAGCCCCGTTTGAGCGGTTTTTGACGTGTCCGAGCTAGATTGCCCAATCACCAAAAACGGCTCGAGTGTGTCTTGTTTTGGTAGCTTAAACTTGATCGGAATATTGAGTGGTTTTAGCTTTTCGCGTAAATCTGCGAGCATTTTAACTGAAGGCGTTTCGTTTGCCATGAATCACCTCCTAAACATTTTACGAAGGTTTTTGAATAAAACTTCGCTTTCTTCCTTAACGGCTGGACCGAGAAACGGCTGGGCCTTCATCTTCCGGGTTCCAAGTTCCACATAGACCGAATAGCCCGCGGGCGACGTTACTTTGTACCGTAACATACCAACCCGAGCGACAAAGATCCCGTTTCGCATAAATCCGGTATCGACTGCTGCTTTCATTTTGGCTTTTCGTTCCACACGCAAGGCCGATCGTTGCAATTCTGCCGATACAGCCCGACGCGCTTCCCGTGGCTTGTTTTGGACCTTCCGAATGAACTTGTCCAAGCCTTTTACAGTATATGAAAAACTCATAGATATATAACCGTGCTATTATGATGGTATCGTTTGCCTTTGATCTTGAGCCTGTGGCCATTGTAAATCACTTCCGAGAAGCCCTTGTAAGTTCCTTGTAAGTGCAACTTGAACGAATCAAAATCATACTTACCAAAGAGCCCCATCATCTCATAACTAGATAATGAATTTCGCATACAAGGAACCGGAAAGCTCTTTTTCGTTTCCGTATTCTCGAGCAATTCGTCCTCTGGCTCTTCCTCAAAGATCAAAGTCACGCGTTCGTTATAGATCATACACGCGCCCCCTTTAAATGAATCGAGCGATTCCGCGGGCGTTGTGTTTGACCGCAAGGCCTTTCAATACGGCCTTATGTTCATCTGTTAGATAGCTAGACTCCCAAGTGAAACTCCGGCCTTCCTCGCTGTCCGCTGTCGCGCCTTCCGAGTTTAGACGGTTGAAGCGACTGACGGCAACGTCTCGAAGGATATAAGCCACGCTTCCGGGCAATTCCTCAAGTGCTGTGTCCGAAAACTGATTGACGTAAGCGATCATACGCTCGAAGCTGTCCCGTACAATTAGGGTCAAAAGATCGTCTTGTTCTTGGTCAGCTTTGGGAATACCTTTCAGCAAGCGAAGCTCTTCCGTTACTTGATCGATATTGATTGCCACCATCGCTCAAACCTCCTAAAACTAGGCTGCTACCGCTGGCGCTTCGATTGTAGCTTCTACCACACCGTCCGGAATTTCAGCAAAGAGAACGTTAGCACCAAAGAATACTGACTCGAAAGTCAAGTTATTCAAGTGACGATCACGCGCCACACCAATCAAGCCTGTTTCGTCGGTAAAGTCCGCAAACAATCCACCAAGATCACCACCAGCAACGTTTAGGTAAGCGAAAACAAGGTTTTCAACGGCTGTTGTATAGATCTTCCCTTGTGGGCATGAAGGCATAACGATAACGTTTTGCATACCGAGGAAGTTTTGGAGAAGTGTGAACCCGAACACGTTTGAAGCGTCAGACGCTACCGCTGTGTTTCCAAGGTATTCAGCCACATCAAGCGGGTTAACGAATGATACCAATGGAGACCCTTCGAACTCGTTGAAAGTGGTCAATTTGCCCCAGCTGTTCGCGAGAGCTTGTTGAAGGCTTTTCCCTTTGACTTTAGTTTTAGTCTTTTTAAGGTAAGCAAGGAAATCTTCTTTGATTCCGTTTTGAATTTCACGAAGCAAGCGTGTATCTGCCTCTGTGATAGCGCGTGACGCACCATGACGTGCGATCGCTTCCGCTGATACTGCACGGCGTTTCTTGAACCATTCTACCGTGTATTCTTGGTCCTTTGCACGTGTCATTTTAGACAACGGAATTGTTTCACCTTCGGCGGTTTTAGTTGTGTCAACGTCCGCGGTCCATTTGTAAGTTTGGATCTTTAAGTCGTTAGTCAACTCTTGGCGACGTGTAACGCCCAAAAGACGGAGCAAGTCGTTAATGTTTTTAGAAAATTTATTGACAAAATCAATGGACTTAATTTCGCCAAGATCTGTCATGGTTGTGAGTTTGTTTTCAGCCATATTTTAATAGCCCTTTCTAATTTTTAAATAGTCCAATGTTTGCAGCGATCATTGCTTGACGTTCTTCGTCATTCTCAATAGCCATGATCTCCGCTTTCGTCATAGATACTGGCCCCGTACCCTTGCGAGGTGCTTTCTGCGTCAAACGTTCATCGACGCGGGCTTCTACTGCTTTATCAAAGATTTGTCGCAAAGTGCCGATCTTCTCTTTTGTGGCTTCGGCTGTTTCGTCGATCACAAAATCGATAAACTCGCCCGGAAGTCCTTCTTCGCTCAATAGCGTTTGAGTGGCCACGCGCATTTCTTTAATTGCAAGAGCTCGCTCGCGTTCTTCGATCGCTTGGATTCGTTTTGCTTCCTCTTCTTTGGCGCGTTCGTCTTTGGTCAGCTTCGCGAGGCGTTCACCTTCGCTTTTGGCCTTTTCGATTGCTTCGGCTTGTTCAGCTTCCCAGCTTGCCCGTGCTTTGGCGATCTCGGCTGCGATTGCTTTCCCAAATTCTGCGCGTGTAAAGGTACGCTCTGCCTTTTCCTGCTTTGTTTCGACTTGTTCTTCTTGAGTGACGTCTTGCTCAAGTGCTTCGGTCTCGACTGCTTGTGTATTTTCTGACATTGTTTTCCTCCGACGGTTACGCCGTCACTCGATTGTTCTCGTTTTACGTCCGGCGACGAAACAATGCAGCTTTTAACGTCCTCCGCATAGTCTGGACAAAAAGAAAAGACTGTATAAGATACAGTCTTACAGTTTAACTTCTTCAATTCGCGCACGTTGCTCTAAAATTGAAAGATACTCCCACATAACTGAGCGCTGATGTTTTAATAAATCGATCGGACATTTTGGTTCAAATTCAAGCTGTCCTTTTTCGTATTTTCCGATCATAACGTCTAATTTTTGGAAACGATCTCTTAATTCGTGATATTCTTTCACGAAACGTTTTTGCCATTCAGTCATTTCATTTCTCCTTTTCGGTTGTTTTGGCTGTCTATTCCAGCTTGTCAAGATACCGGATCACCTCCGTTCACTGATCCTTGTCACCTCGTGACTGTTTAATACTCTTTATGATACCTTCGATCATTCCGGCGAGTACGGCCCAACCTGCCACCACCAGAAAGGCAAAGCAAAAAAGGCCTGCTGTGTAAGATACCATATCCCAGATATTAATCACTTGTGCCCTCCTCTTCTATTTCTCCCACGTCCGGCATGATCGTAGACCGGCAATTGTAATGAAACGGGGGCATATTTACCCCGACTTGAGCGTCCTCGAGCTTATAGAGCTTGTCCTCTTGCGCGATTCTTCGGCATATTTGAGTGGTCCGATCGTCCAGCACGACCAAGATTCTATAATACTCAAGTCCCGCTTTCTGGTAACGCTTGATAGTGGCCCGATTTATGACGGCCGTCGCGTCGGTCCTTACCAATGTTTCAGCTCGAGACCGTGCGACATTAAACTCTTTTCGAATCTCGCGGGCCATATCTTGCGGGCTGTCCCCACGGATAAAACCTTGTTTGAATACTTCTTTCAGCTTTTGCGCGAGGCTGTCGGTATTGCCCCAAAGTTGCTCGGAATAATTCCGGCCGTTAAATGGGGTTTTGACAATCTCTTCAAACGCTGGACGGTTGACCGCGCCTGTACGGCCTCCCATAGCCTTTCTGTACGCGTATTCCGCAACGTTGAATAAATACTTCTCGAAGCTCTTATGAAGCGCTCCTGTGAGCACTCCGAGCCTGTGGATAGCTTCCAACTGCAAAGCCTCGATTCTGATCGCTCGAGCTGACGCGTATTGTTGATTCAATCGCTTCAATAGCTCCGGATCCTTTTCGGCCTGCTCGCGGTATAACGTCGCATTGTCCACATAGTCGCTAAGATCCTCACCTCTAAGGCGCGCCGTTGCGTCTTGGTAAGTGAGTTCATGATCTTCAGCATACTTTGCGTAAAAGTCAAACAACGACTTTTGAAGCCTTACCGCTTCGTTGCGGTAAGTTTTTTCTAATTCAGCGAAAAAGTCTATATCTTTTCGATCAACGTACTCAAAAATCTCACGGGCGCGTGCTTCCCAGTATTCCTCATGGTTGTTTAGCTTCAGTTTCTTCATCTGTCGCTACCTCGCCGGCTTGTGGCTCGATTCGTGGGAGCATTTCAAGCGCTTTTTCCGTTTCCTCTTTCATACGTTTCAATTCAGCTTCAGCATTTACGCCCGTTACTTGCTCGAGCATTTCGAAGATCGTTTGCTCGCTTACAACGCCGTATAGGTTCTTGACCATCGCCACAATCTCAGCGTCATTCTGTGGAATATTCGGCGTAAAGACGACGCTGGTCTCGTTGATAAGGTTGTAATTGTCCGAATCGTTGCCCTTAATCTTCCAGATATTGACTGCTAAACGCAAACGACGCATAAGGCCTTTCTCAAAAAGCAGCTCTTGTTTGCCTCGGTAGTTATCGGACGCCATCAGCTTATATTTCATAGCTTCGCCCGACTGTGTACCTGCAAAGTTGCTGTCCGTTGTGTCTGGCGTGAACGTGAAACGCATGATATCTTGCACTAAGCGTTCTTTATACGCTTCGGCCCCTGCCGTGTCGTATGACTTGACGAGATAGTTCGCGCTCGGGCTTGATCCTCCCGGAATCGGGTTATCGTCAAGAACTAAGATTTTAGCTTTCTTGAACGCTTGAGATACACCAAGGCGCCCGTTTGGATTGATCCGGCCATCGTCTAAGAAGTCCTTATCATCGACCCCGGTAAACGGATTCCCGGAGATCACCAAAAGAGCCTCGTTACTGTCTTGCTGGAAGTTCGCAAGCTCTGACTGAGACAAGTCGTAAGCGTCGATAGAGTCCAGTACAGCTTCAAACGCGCCTGTACGGTCCGTGTTATTGCTAAACTCGTTGACTGGTACGCCATTAAAGAAATGCTCGCTTGTATCTTTGAGATGAAGCGTGTCTGTGTCTTGGTTATCGTCCACATACTCATAAATAGCGTTACTAGTATAGACTTTCACGAAATCGCGTTTATGGCCGTTCCCGTAACTGATAGAGTAGTAATTGATAGCCATTAAAGAGCGTTGCTCGTAGCTGTCGTCATAAATGACGAAAGTTTGCTCTGGATCCATACGATAGAGCTTGACCCAAACCGAACCGTCCTCGTCTTGGAACGTGTTCAAAAGTTCATAAGCACGGCCATAGATCGCGAGATCTGTCTTGATCGCGACGTTGTGGTCCTTTTCGTTGTTTTGTTTTGAAAACTGGTCAATCTGCTTTTGGATCTCCGCGTTTTCGTTCTTATACTCGACCGGGTTCCCGAGCATATAGCCTTGCTCAAAAATAGCAATGTATTTTGCCCAGTCGCTCGCGATTCGATTATCTGCACTGTATGGATCGCTTTTGGCCTCGCGGTACTTGATATTATTATCTGCGAGATAATAGCGTTTCAACTCTTTCAACCGGTCCAATTGCTCGGATCTGTGCGTTCCGATATAGTTTTTAAGACGCTCGATCCATTTCTGGCCTTCGTATTCGATTGTTTCGAAATCTTCAGCCGTCATGATGAATTGACGATTCGCGTTCTCGTCAAAACGCCGTCCTTTTAAGAATTTCAATTCCTCTTATTCCTCCTAGAAATAATATTGTGCGCTGGTCATACGCTCTTTAACTGTGCTGCTTGTGTCGTAAACGTGCTGCGAATAGATCGCGTATCTCACCGCATCTAATACGTCGTCGTGTTCTTTTAGTGGTTCGCCTGTGCGCTCGTTCCAGACGTATTGATAGATCTCGTCTTTGAACTTGCGAACCTTGTTTGATACGACAAAAAAACGGCCACCCTTCATGAGTTTGGCCACCTCTTCAATCCCAGACAATACCGACTTATACGCATTGAAACATTTTAGACGCTCGCGGTTAAACCGTCCGACGTGTTCGGGCCGTGCGCTATCAGCCCAGAAAAATATATCGCCGTAACGCGCCTTGATATCTTTCGCGATATCCACCCAAAAATCAATTTCCTTGTATTGGTGCGCGTGTTCCTCGAGTATATACACGTCTCCGGCCTCGGTTTGTCCAATAACAACGATCGAGCCCCAGTGCTCATACCCCCAGTCAACCCCCGCATAGATCTTTGCGAAATGCTCGGGCGCTTTCTTGACGTACATTTCCTCTTTAAAGTCACGATAGACCGCACCTTCACCGATCACCCATTTCCCATAAATACCGCGCTCTGTAAACATACCCGAAGGCGTTGTCGCGATCAAATTGTCCACGTACCGTTGATTTAAGAACGTGTTATCAAAGATTGTAAAATGATTCGCGATGATCTTTTCATCGTCTGCCTTGTCGATATAATTGACCTTGAGCCAGTGTTTCGGGTGATCCGGGTTGGTATCGCATATTATACGCGCGCCATAACCGGAGCAACGCTTCAGAATTTCGTCAAAAACCTCTTTATTTGCGAGCGTGGCCTCGTTTACATAGGCCCCGAAGGCTGTCATACCCCGGATAGCTTTAAGGCCTGCTATCGACCCCGTAAACGTCGTTACAACGTATACGCCGAATAAAGTAAAGTTCCCGTGCCGGTCAAACTGAAATTCGTGTCCGTAAGCGTCCGTGATCTCGCGCAATATGTTTGTTTGAAGCGTCCCAGACGATACAGCCCCTAAAATGTACATGGGCTTTTGAACTCCGACTTTTGCAGCGTTTTTCTTGACGCGTTTCAATTCCATCAAGAAAAGATCATTGTCGAGCTTGGTTTTTCCAGCCCGTACAGCGCCATGATTTATCATCATGTACCAGTCACGATCAACCGAGCGCCGTAAGATATCAATCTGCTTTTGGCTGTATAGATCACTAAGAGCCATCTTTGACCACTCCTTCCAGCTTGTCGAAGTAATCGGACATGATATCTTCTGAAACGACATTGCCTTCCAAGGCTTGCTCGCGTTTCTTGTTCTCGAGTTGCTGGGCCTTGATTCGTTCTTTCTGCTCTTTCTTATCGAGGTTGTCTTTCGTGCCCTCGTTGCCGTTCATCTTGGCCAAGAGCTCAATAGCCCGTATGTCGCCTTTAAGGGCCTTTTGAAGGAGCACCGTCGCGATCGCTGTCTGGTTCGTCGCGTTTAGTCCCTTTTCCTCAAGTGCTTCTTTTAACTGTGGACTGAAAACGTCCATCTCCAAAATTTGATTGACTTTCTTTTTTAGATCCGCTTTCTCCCTTCGAGCTTTACCGGAGGCGATACCGCCTTTTTTCTGGATCTTCCTCTGTTCTTCCACTGTTCGCTCGTTAAACGGAATCAAGTTTTCATTCGCCATCGCCCCCCTCCTTTACTGTTTAATTTTGTTAGATCGAAAATCTCTCGCTGTTCTTTTATTCTTTTAAACCACCAAAAAACAGACTCCCCAGAAAGGAATAGGGGGGAGTCTGAAAAGAAAAGTATAGAGTATAGAAATGTCTGGCAAGGGGAAGAACTAAAAGAACCTTACCAAAAGCGGACGGGCGGAATCGAACCGCCGAAACGAAAAATTTTGAAAAATATAAGGAGACCCCATAACCGGGGAAGGTTAAAACTATGAAAAGTAAAAACGTGCTGTAACTGTTGGCCCTGTCGTCCGCTGGAAGATCTCTCTTTCTTTCGATCTCCCGATAATACAATTTTACCACCTTTTTTTGTACACTTTTCCCAAATTTCAGCGACTTTTTAAAAAAATACTTGTCACTTTCTTTTCGAGGCCTTCGAAAAAGGGTTTGATAACGTTTCGATAGACCGAGTTTTTTGACATAAACAACTCGAGGGCCACGCCTTCGACATTTTTTGATCGTGTCACATATAAGCATTTGATCGCCTCCCAGACTGTCTTTTCACACTCGTTCGTGTACTCATCTATCGCTTTCGCTAGTGTGTACAGCCGAATTAGTTCCGGATCGTTTTCTTTGAGAATAACATTCTTGAGTGCTTCTGGCGTGTTACTTGCTGACTTGCTTTTAATAAACCAATTCTCGTCGAAATTTTGATAAGGGAAGCTGATCTCTTCGATTCGCTCTTTTATCTCTTTATCGAACGGGTAGCGTCGAAGCGCGTCTATAAGATAGCCGTATCTTGTCTCAATTCGCAAGCGCTCCTCCTTTCTAGCCTCAAACGGGCTCTATACTTCTCTTTCGTACATATCGAAGACTCCGGTTTTCTGGTTATTTCGATAGGCCAGTGCCTCTTCTTTGGTCTGAAATTCGATCTCTTCAAACGTGGTTGAATGATTGCAATCCCAGCGGGGGCGTTTTTTATATTTTCTAACGACATAAACTTTCATACTATCCCCCGACGCCGTTTTCATCGGCGATCTCTTGTAATTGTTGAGCCATACGCGAATTATAATCATTGTTCAACTTGTTTATAATCACGTCTTGCATGGTGTTTTTTTCTTCGATTTTATCGAGCTCGTCCTTTTGCGTTTTGATTGTCTGTTGTAGCTCGCTGTTGCTTGTCTCAAGCACCCGTATTCGTGCGTTAAGGTTGACGCATACAGAAATTAAGACAAAAAGGATAAACGCAAAATTCGCACGTATCAGCTTATCATTATTCGTCATTGCTTGCCCTTTCTAATATCAGTAGTTGTCAGTTTGCTTGCATTCATTCGCCCTTTATTTACATTAAGAGGCTCACTTGGCTTTTTCCAAAATGAACTACCACGGTAACAGTGTCTGTGATAGTTTGCTATTACACTATCGTTTTCATAGAAAACAACGCCAGTCCCTTTCTTGATTTTCTTACCACAAACAGAACACCTCATCATTTCTCCTTTCTGTTTTTAAAAGCAATCACACCAGCCCAGATCAGACCAGAGAGCCAGACTGCTGCGAATAATAGATATATAAAGTTTTGAAAGTCCATTAGTCGTCCTCACTCGCATTGTAAACTAACATTAATCACACCAGTTATTCGATTACTTTCGACTAACGTCTTTAAACTAGTGTCGTCACCGAAGTATACCGACGTTATTTCTTTTTCCCACTGGTTCTTTGTGTACGGATATCTATTTGGTCGTTTCATTCTTTAATCTCCTACCTTTTGTTATTTTTACTACCTAAAAATATCACTATCACCCAGAAGCAAGACCACATTAGGTCTGAAAGTGACTTTAAAAAATGTTCTAATGTCATTCTGCTACCTCCAGCAATTCGGGATTTTCGTAAATGTTGCCGATGATTTCAACGAAACCCTCAATCTCCTTTTTGTCCGCTTCAAACTCTGCTAAATCTGCACAGTCTGCAATAAATTCAACCTTTCCTTTTTCCTCTATGTAAAAACCTAGCGTGTCATGTTTCTTCATAAACATGACATTTTGACCGTTTGTAATAATATCCCCCTCAAAGATTTCTTTGCTATTCTTATCTTTGAGACCTGTTGATTGCATGAGGATAACATCTTCTCCGTTTCTCTTATCTTCAAATTTTAATGGAACTGATGTAGAGCCATCACTGAACTTCCCGATAATCTCCTTTCTGACAAATGAAATCATCAGTATTTCATTGATCATTTCTTCCGCTAGCACATACCACGCTCTAAATTTTGGAATCATCTTGCACCTCCTCAACTTCAAACAACGGACTATTAAATATTCCCCTAAAACCCGCTTTTTCAAGCTCTTTGCGAGTGTGTTTTACGCGAAAATCTAACGGTTCACTTTCCCCGCTAAAAAACCAACTATCTAAACTTATACGACGATTTAGGTAATTATAACCTTCTTGCACCCCTTTTACTTTTACAATATACCTCTTCTCTTTCTCGATATGATACCCATTCACCCAAGCGTCAGCAAAGATATTTTGCCGATTCTTTTCATCTTCACAAAACCAAAGATTCACATCTTCTGGTGCATTTTCCAGTGCAAAATGTAAAGTCTTGTTTCGGCCTCTCACGCAAGAGATCCAGTTTGCTACTGGCCGAGGAAGCGTGACTTTTTCTTTTGGTTCGTCTAATTGTTCGATCTTTTTGACAATCTTATTTACATCAATTCCGTTTATAAACTTATTTAAATCGCCTTTCAAAGACTCACAATACTCAATCAGCTCTTTTTTATTCACTCTTCCACCTCTTCTACTTCTACGAGTGGGCTTTCTAGCAACCACCCGATCCCTTTTAGATTCAACTCGTCGATCGTGAACGACTGCTTGAATTTTAATTTGTAGCGCCTATCGTCCTCGAGCTCGATCATGTATGTTCTCGTTGTCTTATTGAATCGCTTCGAGTTGCAAAGCAAGCTCCGCAAGGACTCGATTTTTCGGCCCGTTTGTTCCGCGATCTCTTCCATCGTGCCAAAAGCGAGCAGCGTATCGTTTTTATAATAAGCGAACGTGCGGGCTTTCATTTCTGATCCTAATAGTTCCACGTCTGAGATTCCAAAATAATCACATATAGCCTCGATCCCTGTTCGATCGGGTACGCGATCACCACGTAACCAATAATCGATTGTATTATAGGACCAACCCAGCTTTCTTGATAGCTGGGTTTTCGTAACTCCTTTTTCGTTCATCAAGCGCCTAAGGTTCTTTTTCAAGGCCTCGCGCTGCTTCGAGTCATATTTCACATATTCCATCGCTATCACCTTCGCTCTTTTTCAACCGACGAACCGTTATGTCGTATACTTGATCTCTGATCGGTATCGTATAGTTGATTGATTCTACTTTCTCGTCTTTTTCTACTTGTTCGACAAGTTTCGCACATATAGACCCGAGCAATAATTGCACGTCAAAGCGTTCGTACTTATTGCACTTATCGCGATCACGTTCTATTTCTTTCAAAACCTCGAAATAAGTTTTTTCTTTCATTGTGCCACTCCTTCCGCTTGCTTCTCGAGCCATTCAAACAAGAGCCCGAATTGCTTGACGACTAAATCGTCGTCATTGTATTTTTTGCAGATTTCAGCGATCGCGTCCACGGTCCAAAACCAATAACGCTCAGACCCAAAACCGAGGCTTTGCGCGACTTGGTTATTCCGTGCCATAAAGTCCGGGAGCTCCGCACTAAAGAAATGTATATAATTCATCGTCCCACTCCTCCACTCTGACATAGATCCCCACGACCTCGGACCAAAACTTTTCAGCGATCTCGCTTGCGACCTGTGCGTCGTCTTTCCAGAAGCCCAGCTTGGTCATACAGTCTTTAAATAACTTTTGTAAATTATCTGTATCGGGCTTCGTTGTCTTGTACTGGCCAGACCGTACTCCCTTTATCATCGGGAAGCACCATTTAACCGTGAGGCGTACTGGCCCTTTTAGCTTGTCTGGGGGAACGTGACGCGCAAGCAAACTCTCAAATTTTGCCCGTGCATTTTTTAATTCCTCAGGCTCGTAAAAAATCGGCTTGCCATTTCTCACGTTTACTTTTTTCTGTTGGTGTGTCGTCGTCGGAATTTTTTCCATCGGCAAAAAGAACTCAATCATTTTTCGCCACCTCTTTTTTATGGTTTTTCATTTTTGCATTTTCTTTTTTACTTACCACGCTCTCGCGCTAAGTCCAAGTTAGGGGACAGGGTTACAGGGTTACAGGGGGCGGGAGCAAAGCCCCCCTGTTCCTGTTCCTGTTCCCCTTGGACCTCAGGGACATTTTCCTAAATTTCTCTCTCCGGAGGAGGAGAAATTGTGTCCCTCATTTTGTCCCTAGGGACATTTTCGATAAATAATCGACTTTGTCCCTCATTTTGTCCCTCAAATTGACCTCATAGGGACAGGGACATTTTCGATAAATAATCGACTTTGTCCCTCATTTTGTCCCTCAAATTGACCTCATAGGGACAGGGACATTTTCGATAATTTGTCCCTTGTCCCTAGGGACATTTTCGATAGACACATTCGAATTTGTCCTTCGACTTTGTCCCTGTCCCTCATTTTGTCCCTAGGGACAAACTCGATAATGTCCTTCGACTTTGTCCCTCAAAAACATTTTTATCAGAGGGACGTTTTCGATTGTGTTCCTCGACTTTGTCCCTCGTTGTCCCTCAGTGTCCCTCATGTTTTGGGTCTGTTTTTGCTATAATTTCTTTGTTTTCCACCTCGAATTTGCCATTATTTTTTATCCATCTGCGGATTGTTTTTTCACTTACTGGCTTTTCTTCAGTGGAAAAATAATCAATTAAATCGTCAATTGTAACTGGACTTACTCCATCATTAAGGGCCTCGATAGCTGTTTCAAGTTTTTCAGCTCTCTTTTGGGTTCGCTCTTCTTTTGTCATTTTCTTGTCGAAATTCTTTTTCCAAGGCGAATTTTTAGCGTTTGTGTCCTCGAGCTGGATATCTGCGAGAACTCCCGAATCGTCCAGAAAATGTACTGGATAAGAAAACCACATATTGACAGGCTTGAACTTGGCAAACTCCCGAAGAGTGCCTTCCACGCGCCACGCTGTCGATATTTCAATCGCTCGACGGGCTTCCTCGATCTTCTCGGTCCACGGCTTACGATCGAGCACGTTTGGAATCGCACGTTCGAAGTGTTCTCTCATGACGCTCGCACTTTGAAGATCGTCAAGGCTCACTTGGTCTTGATAATAGTCGATGTTTGCTGCTCGGATAGCGTCCTTATAGATTCGTGTCGCCGTGTGGTTGATCCGTTGAGTAAATAGCTCCTCTGTGACGTCAAGTTCCACCAAGTCAATCAGCGCGTCTGGATCTCGAGCGAATACGCCCGAACCACTAGCCCGATCCATTGATTTCTTGCCCCATTGAGCACCTTTTGAGTGGTGGTGGCAATAGATAACCGAGCAGCCGAGCTCTGTCGCTACTTTGTCAAATTGGTTTGTAAAGTGTGCCATCTGGTCCGCGCTGTTTTCATCACCAGTAAGAACTTTATAGATCGGGTCAATGATAACCGCGATATAATTCTTTTTGAGTGATCGGCGGATCAGCTTCGGCGCGAGCTTGTCCATCGGGACCGTCTTTCCGCGCAAGTTCCAGATATCAATATTTTGTAAGTTGTTAGGTTGAAGTCCCATTGCTTCGTACACGTCGCGGAAACGGTGCAAACATGACGCACGATCTAATTCAAGGTTGACATATAGCACCTTGCCTTGTGTACACTTCCACTCGAGCCATTTCTTGCCCTCTGCAATTGCGATTGACATTTCGATCAAGCTGAATGACTTACCGGCTTTTGACGGCCCAGCGATCAGCATTTTGTGCCCTTGGCGAAGGACTCCTTCGATCAGCTCGGGTGCGAGCTCTGGGAGGTTGTCCCAGCTATCCCCCAGCCCTTCCGGATCTGGAAGATCGTCGTTTAAGTCCTCGATATACTGATACCACTCTTCCCAGTTACGTTTTCCGATATTCGTATCAACTAAGAATTGCTTCTGGCCGTTACGCTCGAACCCGGGCATACGGGACAAGCGCGACGGATTGCGGTTTTGCGTATCGACTGATATCCCGTTCTTTTGGCATATCTTATATAAATAGTCAACGCGCTTTCTGTACTCCTCATAGTTGCCCGCGTCCACTTTCACGATAGCGTGTAAGGACTTATTCCCACTATAAACGAGGGCCACGATCGGAAGTTCAAGCTCTTTATAGATCGCGTTTTGTTTTTCAACGCTCATACTGTCTGATTCAACCAACGCATACCGATAATCAGTCACGTTTTCGTTTTTGGCTCCCTTGCCGTCTAACGGATTGAATCGGATCCACGCGCCCGCTTCCTTGTGGTAATCACCGAGGACGGCCCCTATATCGCCGTTACACTTGCTAAGTTGCTCGATCAGTTGCCCGGCTGTCCGGTCATACGCTCCCTTGGTCGGAAGCCATTTCTCTATTTCGCCCGTTTCGTCGTTTACTTTTGGATAGCTTTCCGTGACATATCCGACATTCTCGGACGATTCAAACAAGGCCTCGAGGTACTTGATAATCTCTTGTACTGGGTTCCAGTTTGTAGGCTCATGAATCTCTTTTCCCTCGATCCAGTTCTTATCAATGACGCGATAGTCCCGATCGATGGTGTCGTTCCAGTCGAGCTCGTGCGCTCCCTCACTATCGCTTGAGTACGGATTCACCCAGCCGTGATCTTTCGCGAGTTGGACAATCGTCCCGCCCGTAACAATCGAGCCCGCTTCTTCGTTAAAAGTGTCCCATTTCTTGAAACACTCAAATTTACGGTACCGGGCCGGATCTCGTAAGGACCAGTTATCCCAATCGGAAGCCGTGTACCCTTCGTGCTTTAAGGCCATTCCGACGTTTATCCATTCTTGATAAGACAGAATCGAGGGGTCTATACGGTCTAAAAGTGGTAGTAGGTCAAATTCTCGTTCCATTAGTCCCCTCTATTCCTTTTTAGTTTTCTTTCTTTGCTGCAATTCCAAACGCCCCGAGGCTCAATCCAAGCATACCGAGGAAGCTGATCGCGATTCCGAATTCTGATCCCGTCTTAGGAAGTGTAGCCGGTGCGCTGTACGCTTCGACTGCTTCTTCAGATTCGTTTCGCGTGTTTTCCGCGTGATTTTCCACGCGATTAGTAATTTTTACTTCTTCGACTTTTGGTGTTTCTTTAGGTGCTGGCGTTTTTGGCTTGCCAGTTGTTTCGCTTGGTGTGTTTGGCTTGTCTTGCTTTGGCTCTGGAATATCGATCACTAGTTCCGGTTTTTCCAAGACGGGAGCTGGTGGAAGTAGCGGAATATCTTCAATATTGATCTCTGGTTTATCCAGAATCGGAGCGTCGAACGGTACGACCCCGCCTTCCCACTCGGGCTTGTCAAGTTGCGGTGCGTCAAACGGTGTTGTACCGCCTTTCCATTCCGGCTTTTCCAAAATCGGAGCCGGAGGCATAAGTGGAATATCGTTTAAATCGATTGACGGTTTTTCGTATTTCGGGGCGTAATTTGGAATTTCCCAGACTGGTTTATTCTCGCCGGACGCGTCACCACGCCCCCCCACGAGTTGGACATAACTATAAGAAACGGAGCCCGAATCTTCGGCTTTAAGTTCAACTTTATTCGTTGGGTTTACGCTGTCTTTAACTGCGCTTGTTAGTTTAGTCTTATAGTTTAAATAGATCATACGATCAAGACGATCCATCTTGATCTCGAAGCCGTGATCTGACTTACTAATTGACTTAACAAGATCCATTGCGGACCCCTTGTCGATCCACGGATCCACGCTCTCAATATTCTTGATTTCAAAATAATCATCGACTAGCTTTTGATTTTCTGACATTTCGTCAATGATTTTCACATAGTTTAGGACTTTGCGTGCATAATTGACGCGTACAGTCCAGTTGATAACCGTCGGGTCATTTTCATCTTGACTCCCCCACTTAGAAAGGAGCTCATCTTTTCCAATCACTTGCTCTTTGCCGATTTGAGCCGTTACGACTGTGCCATTAAAGTTTGCGCTCACGGGCTGCCCGCTTTGGACTTTATCAGTCCATTTTGCGTCCATTTTAAGGCTCATTTGCTTGTTTAGAGGGTGGTTTTTAAAATAGTCGTTGAAAACTGTCGTAACAGTCCCGGCTGTGCTGTCTGCGGTAGCTTGACCGACGACCGCATTTTCTGGATTGTGTACGTCAAACGTGAAGCTAGTTTGAAAAGCTACTTCTTTCGGAAGCGTGAACGTTACCTTATCGCCTTCGTTGATCTCGAGATTGTCGGGGAAGTGTACGTTCTTATATTCCACGCTAAAGGGTTGATACTTACCTGTACCGTTTGACTGATCGACAACGACTTCCGGGTTCTTGACTTCGATCACATTCCCGCTCTTTTCAAAACTTGTTGAAAGTCCTTCTCGTTCGTTATTCTCAGCTTCAACGCTTCCAGATCCCGCGTCATTGTTAGAATCTGCTGGTTGAGCTGTTTCCGTTGCTGGAATAGCTGATTCAATTCCGCTTGCTTCTCCGCTTTGGCTTGCTGTAATTGTTGTTGTCTCAGGCGTGATTCCTCGATCAGATTCATCGGCATTTACTCCCTTAATACCTAGTGTAGCTGTCGCAATAGTAGCGACCGTCAAAAGTGTTAATTTGTTAGTTTTCATTGTGTTTCTCCTTATTGTTTAGTTTTTCTTCTATTGTTTACTTGAGTTTTAGCGTCCGCCCATCGACAATTCGAGGGCTCATAGTTTCCGTCAACGTCGATTCTATCGATCGATAAGTTGTCAGCGTAGCCGTGAGATAAAGCCCAGTTATAGAATGATACGAAATCATTTAACCACTCTGGACAGATCGAAATACCACGTCCACCATAATTTTTGTAAGCGTTGCTTCTCTCGTTATAACAACGTTTTTTCATTCCTTGGTGAATTCTAAAGAGTCGCGTCTTCGATAAATTGTGGCTTTTGTTATTGCCTTTTCTTTGTGCTTCTTCTTCAAAGCACCCACAAGATTTTATTTTTTTATATCGAATATGATCGCTTCTTATGTATTTTTGTTTTCCACATTTACAACGACATAACCAATATATATATTTGTTTCGTCGCTCAAAAACGTTTAAAACTGTTAATTTCCCAAAAGTTTTATTTGTTAAATCGATTAGTTGTGGCATTTTTTACCTCTATTCCGGTACAAAATTAGACGGATCAATATTTCTTGGTATTCTCCAACCATTAGCAGCAATTCTATTTATAAGTTTGCTCGCCGAATCAAAACTCCACATACCCACATTTCGAAAACCTTTATTTTCCAAAAATCTAATTTGTTTAGGAGTCGTTAAGCCTTCATTTTGTCTTTTGTTGAGTCTATTTAATAAGAGACTTGCTTTTCCAGCGTTCCCGACTTCTTCAGTGAATATACCGAATTTTTCTAACGCTTTTAACTGTTTATCTGTTGGAGGTAACATTTCCCAACCAAAATTAGGGACATAGCTCGAGAGATCTTCCGCATGGATTGACATTTCGAATTGTAAAGGATCGACGAGCTTTCTTTTTCGTCGTCTCATTTCTGCGAGTTGCTTCGCAAGGGCCTCTTCACGCTCTGCGACGACATCTTCCGCGCTTTTGGCTTCCATTGCTTCGAGGTCTAACACGACGCCTGTTTCTTCTTCCATATTTTCGACCATCTTTTTTGTGACTTCGGGGCTCTCACAAATTAAGTGAGCCGGACGACAAAGTTCGTGACGTTCCGTGTGCCATAAGAAATCGAGAAGAAGAAGCTCGTCTTTGCCGGGAAAGAGACGCGTTCCGCGACCCACCATTTGAGAATAGAGCGCCCGGACCTTCGTCGGTCTTAATACGACCACGCAATCAACCGACGGGCAATCCCACCCCTCAGTAAGTAACATTGAATTGCATAGGACGTTATAACGGCCCTTTTCAAAGTCCTCGAGCACTTCGGCCCGGTCTTTCGATTCGCCGTTCACTTCGGCTGCTTTAAAACCTCGCTCGTTTAAGATATCGCAGAATTTTTGGCTAGTCTTCACAAGCGGAAGAAAGACGACTGTTTTTCGATCCTTGCAATACTTGGCCATTTCGTCCGCAATCTGTACCAGATACGGATCGAGGGCCGTTCCAACGTCACTCGCTTTGAAATCTCCCGCGGACATTGCCACGCTTGACAGATCGAGATCAAGCGGAATCGTCAAAGCCTTAATCTTGGATAGATAGCCTTCCTTGATCGCTTGTACTAGCGAGTATTCATAGGCCAAACTATCAAAGTACGAACCGAGGTTTCGCATATCTCCTCTGTCTGGGGTAGCTGTAACCCCCAAGACTTCCGAGTCTTTAAAATAGCCTAATACTTTTTGATATCCATCTGATATCGCATGGTGCGCCTCGTCAACGACGATCACATCGAACCAATCTGGCGGGAATTGACTTAAACGCTTTTCCCGTTGCATGGTTTGAACCGACCCGACAACGACGCGATACCATGAACCTATGGACGTACTTTCAGCCTTTTCTAGCGCTGTACCGAGGCCCGTCGCGGTCTTTAATTTGTCGCTTGCTTGATCCAGCAATTCGGATCTGTGAGCGAGCACTAACACGCGCTTCCCTTCTCTGACTTGATCTTCAATGATCTTTGAAAATACGACGGTTTTCCCCGTCCCAGTCGGGAGGACTAGAAGAGTGCGTTTCCGACCTTCTAGCCACTCACGCTGAACGGCTTCCCGTGCCTCTTGCTGATAGGGTCTTAACTCCATACTTTAGAACCTCCTATATTAGAACGGCCCTCCTGTGAAGCCTCCCTGTGCTGGTTGTTGTGGTTGTTGATACTGTGGCGCTGGTTGTTGTTGATATTGTCCCGGTTGCGCGTTTAATACTTTTGTATAGTCCACGTCTTCGGCGTAAATCATACCTTTTACTTCGTTGTATTTGTTGCCGTTGTATTCGCGAGATCCAACCTTACACACTCCGACTTTGCCAATGATCGCGTTCCAATCCATACGAAGGGGCTCACCTTTACGTTTTTGCCCGATAGCACCAAAGAACGCTGAAAGCATACCTTCCGTCGAGCTGTGTAAGAATAGGTTGTGGCGCAATTCTGTTTCGCCTTCGTTTACTACGATGGTAAGATGAACTGTCGCTTTTGGACAAGCTGGCAACTTACCGGGGTTTTGAGGGTTCGGCGTATGACGTCCGCGCTCGTATTCCTTAACCGTAAACCAGTATAGCCCGTCTGGTAGAAGGACAAATTCCGAGTCCTTTTGGAGCGTGTCGTTCCAGTCAAGTTCGCGTTCAAAGTTATTGTTAAATTGTTGTTGTGTCATGATGATTTTCTCCTGTATTCTTATAAGTTATTAGTGTTAAATGGTAAGCCTGGATCTTTCCGGACTTGGTTTTGAATGACGTCCAGTGTAGCGTCCCAATTCGCGACGATCATATCCCAGTAATTCGCTGGGAAGTTTTCGATCGGTGTTCCCATAGGGAAGTGTCCCCGGATATAAGCGACTTCTTGCAATTCGTTTTCGGTCACGTTATTCGGCGTCATTAAGTCAATCAATGCTTGCGGAAGCGTTCCGCTTGTTTGCGGTTGTTCTTTCGGTGCGCGTCCCATTTCTTGGGCCACCTCTTGAGCAGCCTCTTGCAGTTGCTCGTTAATGTTTTGCTTTTGTGGCTCGGGTGTTGGTTGTGGCTCTGGTTGTGGAGCCGGTGCCGGCTGTTCGGTTGATACGGGAGCCGGTGTGTTGAAGATATGGGCCACGCTCTCAAACGTAAACGGTAGCTGATCTGGCAAGCCGTGACGGTTTTTCGCGTCCCATGCTGGCCGATGGTTCGTGTACATGACACGTTCGCCCCCTTGGGCTTTTTTCTTTCCGGTGTCCGTCGTCATGACGATTGTCTTATAATTCGCGAAAAGAACCATATCGGCCCATTCCTTGACTAGTGGGGCCGTTTTTGAGCTGGTCTTTTGCCCGAGCTTTAACTCGTATCGGTCATAAGATCCCATTTCGTCCGGCTGTTCAAATTTCTTAATTTGTGCGTGTGCTGTCAGAATGACATTGATCCCGTTGTCCACTAGCTCGGACAAGCTATTCAATAGACGCCCGATCTCTTCCTGTACGTATGTATAGCCCTTGCCCCAGCCGAAATCTTCGATCCCGTTTTTCTGGTGTTGCGAGCATACATAATCGACCGCGAGCTGTTCGGCCCAGTCGATCGTGTCAATGACTAGCGTCTTACACGCTCCCGGGTTCGCCTTGATGAACGCGATCTCGTTTTTTAGCATTGCCCAACTTGTGGGCTTGTCCATTCTGGCCACGTCCATATTATCGGTTGAGCCTTCCGTATCAATGAATACGGGGTCTGGAAATTGACTTGCAAAGCTAGACTTTCCAATTCCTTCGGGGCCATAGATCACGACCTTTTGGGCCCGTGCCTTCCTTCCTCTTGTGATTTGCATTTTTTAATCCTCCTCGTCGTTGTCACTCAAGAGCCCGCGAAGAAAGTTTTCAAAGCGTTTACGTTTTGCTTCTTCGATCTTATCGATCAGATTTTCCGGTTCTTTTCCGTCAAGGGTCTTGAGTGTGTATTCCGCTTCTACGACTAAGATCTCGCACCCTAAACCTTGCGCGAGCGCTTTTAAGTCTTGACCGTCATTTTCAACGATCTCGAGCGAATCAATTAGATTAGTTGCAGCGTCTTGAATTTCACTTGTTAAACATGCTGAAAATGTAAAGGCGCCTTCGTTGTTTTTGTAATTTTGGATATAGTCGCCAGTGTTTTTGTCACGCAATACGATAAATTTTTCTGTTTTTTTCATGATTTTTCCTTCTTTCTTTTAAAAGCCACCTTGCCATGCTGTAGGTGTTTGAACTGTTTCTGGTGCGATACTGTACCCGTCCTCTATGAGAACCGAACACTCTCCACCAGTTGAAACGCGTGTCGCGATAGCTTGCAAGCCCTCTTGCTCTAGCCAAGCGCCAAATTCCATTAGGGTCACTTGGTCCATCTGCTCGAGCTTGTCAATCAAGACGAAGCCACACTCCGGCTTGAGCTTGCGAACGATAGCCGTCGCGACTTGTAATTGTTGCGAACCGCTCATATTATCCCAGCGTTGACCCAAGTATAAGAGCTCGCCATCTTCCACGGATAAGCCCGGAAGCGGTAAGTCCGCGTTTGTGAGTAAGTCGCGTTTTTGCTTGCGAATACCCTCAATAACCAGATCTAACTCGCGATACTGTTCGCGGTAGCCCTTCGCGTCCTCTTCGGCCTTGTCTTTGTCAAGATTCGCCCGGACTTTAAGGTTGATCTGCTCGATATTCGCGATACTTTCTTCGATCTCTTGCGTCGATTCGTCGATCAGATCTTGCGTATCTTTTCGAGCAATATCCAAGTCTTGCGCCAGTGCTTGGTGCTTTTCTTGGGCTTCATTGAGCATAGCTTCCAGACGCTCAACGTTTGCAAGCGCCCCTTGATAGTCGTTTTCGATTCTCGCGAGATTCTGACGCTTGCGAGCATTTTCGCCATTGCGCCCGAGGATCTCTTGTTGTTGTTGGATTAAGTCCGCGATTGAAACGAGTTCTTCCGGTGCGTCTGGATAGTACGGCTGCTCTTTGGCGAACTTTTCTTTCTGGTCCGCAATGACGCCGATCGCGTGTCGCTCTTGGTACTTGGTTTTTTCTTCCATTTCAAGCTGGACGAGCTGATCTCCGACGCCGATAATTTGCAAGAGCGTTGTAGCTTTCTCTTTGTCATTCATCTCCATAAACTTGGGAAGATCAAGAGCGAGCTCTTCGACAAAGCTATCAAGCAATTTCTGGCCGGCTTTGTTTCCGCTCGGATCAATGACTTTCAGATCGCTATTTTTGCCCTTGCGCTCAACGATAAGGCCATTTGATAGCGTGATTTTAAGACTTGGGGGAATCGTTGATCCCTCGCGTTGAGCTTGCGAAGGCTTGTACTTGTTACCACCCAAGGCCCACGCTATCGCGTCTAATACGCTGGTTTTGCCTTGGTTATTGTTTCCCCCGACGATTGTCAGTCCCTTCGCTGACGGCTCGATCTTGACCGCTTTAACGCGTTTGACGTTTTCGATCTCGAGCTTGTTAATTGTTACCATTTCTAACTTCTCCTTTCAGACGAGCGAGCTCGTCAAGCAGCCGTTCTTCCCGCTCAAGTGTGGCTTTAAGAATTTCGGTTTGTTGTAAATTGATAAACCACAATCGATTGAGTGCTTTTGTTTGTTGCTCGATCTTGCGGGCCTTTTTACCAAACATGGAACGGTACCTCCGGAGATTCGGTGTATAGCTTCATATTCTTTCTACGGCTTGCGAGCTCGTCCTCGTATTGTTCGATGACTTGTGCGTTGTGCTCTGGAAGGCCTTCTTCGATAGCTTTGAGCGTTTCACTCTTTGCGATTTTCATTCGTTTCTTGTGGTCCTTCCACGATACGATTAGGCCAGCGATGAAGCACACGCCCCCGATTGCAACAGTTCCAGCAACTTGCCCAGAAATAATAATTTCATTCATTTTAAACACTCCTTTTCTTTTTCTAAAATTTCGTAAACGTCCCGGACGTCGTACATTTTCTTCTTTCCTTGTCTGCGAAATGCAAGTCCTCGACGTTCTAGCTTCTTTATATAGCCATGATCGAAGCCGAATTTTTTCATCAAGGCTTTTTGATCGAGTGGCATTTGTTTTTCTTCTATTTCTTTTTTCAGCTCGTCTCTCACGATATCCACGATCGATCTGAGATAGACTTTCGCGATCTCGTCCGAGATCAATGGTGGCAAGTTTAGCTCCTCCATTTCTTCGTTCCTCCAATTGTGCGGGCAAGCACTTTCTGATATAATTAAGGTAGATATTTTTTCAAGCGCTCGAGTAGCTTCGCTCGGGTGCTTTTTTTACGTCATTCGTTCGTTTTAGTGAACGCCCTCTGTAAAAAAAATCCCGATCTGGTCTTTCGAGAACCCGAGGATCGTTGCGACCTTTATCAATTCGTCAGCGTCGAATGATACCAGACCGTTTTCGCGTTTAGCGTAGCGAGCTCGATCGGACCAGCCAAGGGCTTTTGCCATATCATCTTGCGTCAATCCTTTCGCGATTCGTTCCGCTTTGATTCTTAAATGATTCACGGTCATATAATGGACCTCCTTTCTGTTTTTTAGCGTTCTTTCTTGAGAACAATTTAATTATAAATCAAGCGTTCTTTTTTGTCAACACTTTTTTCTAAAAAAAACACATTTTTTTCTTTTTTGGTATTATTTGTACTTTTTTCGGAACGGTGTTATAATAGAAACATAAAGAAAAGGAGTTGCAACCATGCGGACTAATGACGAAATAATAGACCTTATAAAGGCCTTGTGCGAAGAAAAAAATATTTCTTTAAGTGAGCTCGCCCGTCGAGTTGGACAAGCAAAATCTGGCGTATCAAGATATTTCAATAAAACGAGAACTTTTCCACTCAATCGGGCGAACGCTTACGCAAGCGCGCTCGGTGTCACGCCCGAATATCTGTTAGGTGTGAAGCCGGTCAAGAAAGAGCCGGACCTTTCAGGCTTGGATCTGCGCGAGTTGGCCAAGAGCGCGAAAACGTTCGACGGAAAGCCATTAAATGAAGAAGATATCGAAGCGATTGAAAATATTCTCGATATATATTTCAAAGGAAGATTATGATAGAAGAAATTTGTGATAAGGCGGGCGTCACGCTCGCTTACTTTGACAATGACTTGTGGCCACGGCCCGGAATGATCTTATCTGATATGAAGATCATTTTCGTCAATAAGTCACTAACTAGGGAGGCCCAGAAAAGGGTTATTTTGCACGAGCTGGGGCATTTAGAGCACACGACGGCCGAATATACCATAAACCCGATCAAGTGCGAAAACGAGGCGAATAGAGCTATGATTCACGCGCTTTTGAAGGAAGAGTTAGCAGCTGGGGACGCGAGCGAATTTAACTATGTACATTTCATGGAGCGCCACGAGCTCAAAACAACGGCCGATGAATTGATGGTAATAGATGAATATTATAGATTAGTCGGATAAAGGAGAAAAAAATGGACTATGGTAAACTAAAAGATTTCGCTAAAAAAACGACTGAAAAGACAGTGGACGGCATTTCATCGATGAATGAAATGAGAAAAAAAGCCTCCCAAGAAACGAAAATTTCAATCGGGAATACAACGATTCGAAAAACGATTGACGGCCTGTATTATATCGGCTTTTATTCAGACACTCCCGAGTTGTTTGAGTTTGAGAATTTTCAATTTGAGGGTTCTACTATCGTAGAACACACGAAAACGACTGGGACGACCAAGCAAAAAGGCAAAAAAGGGAGCGCACTTTTAGGGGCTGGAATCGGTTCAGCGTTTGGCCCAGTCGGTACAATTTTGGGTGGCGTGATCGGCGCGTCCGGAAAACGAAAAGGTAAAGTAAATACGGACACTATCACCACTCAAGAAGAAAAGCCGGGACGCGCTATGTTGTACTTGCGAAATATCGAGACAAACGAAGTCAAGACGATTAAAGCCAAGATCACCAACGCACAAGCAGATAATATTAAACTGTTTTTCGAATAAAAAAAGCCCCGAGGCAAGCCACGGGGAAATACATGATATAAGTTAAGTATAGCAAAATCATTTCGTTCTTTCAATTGTGCGGGCAAGCCAAAACGGAGGAAAGACATGATAAAAAAATATACAACTAAAAACGGGGAGACTCGTTACTTATTTCAGACCTATCTGGGAATCGATCCCATAACTAACAAAGAACGGCGAACCACGCGCCGGGGCTTTAAAACCATGAAAGAAGCCAAACAAGCGGAAAGAAATTTACTGCTTGACGTGGAAGAGAACGGGCTTCCGTCGAATCAATCGGACGGGTTCCAAAATCCTACATTCGAAGAACTAGCTCAACTGTGGCTAGAAAATTATAAAACGACGGTCAAGTCCAGCACGTTTGAAAACGTTCGGTCAAAAGTTGAGAAAATGACTAAAAAGCATTTTAAAGAGTTGAAGCTGAAAAAAATAACAGTCGCATACTGTCAAAGAGTCGTTATTGAACTGAGTAAAAGTTACGTTTTATATAATCACTATCTATCAGTTATTAATCGAATTTTTAAGTACGCCGTTTTAATGGATATACTCGACTCAAACCCTTTTGATAAAGTAATTAAGCCAAAAAGCAAGCAAACCCAAAGAAAAGGTAATTTCTTGACCAAGGAAGAGCTAAAAGAGTTTTTAAAACTAGCTCAAACGGCCACGCTATCTTATTTCTTCCCGCTGGTCCATTTAATGAGCTATACCGGCTTACGTCAAGGGGAAGCCCTCGCCTTAAAATGGTCCGATATTGACTTTGAGAATAAAAAAATAACCGTCAATAAAACGGCTGCCCGGATCAAAGAAAAACAAATTCTTCAGACCCCAAAAACTAAAAACAGTAAGCGCGTTATTTCTATTGACCCCACCACGCTTTCAATCCTCAAAAGCTGGAAAAAGGACCAGATAAAGATCTATTTTAAAAACGGCAAGCACTTTGAAGGCGATGAAAATTTCATCTTCACGAATCAGCGGGCCGATTGGGTACACATTCATAATTTCATTCCCTATTTCAAGCGTTTCATCGCTGACCATAAGCTTAAACCAATCACGCCCCACGGGCTACGACATACACACGCTTCATTGCTGTTTAGCGCGGGCGTAGAACCTAAAAACATTTCGGATAGGCTGGGTCATAGCACCGTTCAAATTACGCTGGATCTGTACACTCACATATCGGAAGAACAGCGGACTGATACAGTGGATAAGCTGCTTGAATACATGGTAATATAAAAATGTCGTATTCAATACCGTATTCACTCGCTCCAGCGCCTCAGAAAATCAGTGTTATCAAGGGGCTGGGGACTAGTGGTACTATTTTAGCATAAAAATGAACATTTCGGGAGGATTTCTATCTTAGAAAG